ATGAGCAACGTGGTCACGCTATCATTTGGTCGGACGTACACCGATGGTGGCAAGGCGCGGATCCGTCGGCATCGCGGCATCGTCTCATTGGAGACGAATGTCGCGTTGTCCGGCGTGAAGCCTTCGCTTGTGATCTTGGACGAACAGCACACATACATCGCCCCCGACAGCGACTGTGCCTAAACCGCTTGATCGGCGCTATCGTAACCGAGAGCCTGAGCCTGGACGCCTTCGTGGCCGCCGCGGTGTAGCGCAGCGTCTTCGTCGCCTTGCGGCTGAGCCGCTATGTCGAGACTGCGATGCGAAGGGAATTATCACCCCATCGACGGTGCCGGATCACATCATCCCGCTGTCGCAAGGTGGGTCGGATGACGACAGCAATATCCGGTGCCTCTGCGAGCCGTGCCACAAGATCAGGACGGCCGAGCAGTTCGGCCACCGCGTCGTTCACGGGACCGATGTCCATGGCCGACCGCTCGACCCGGAGCATCCGTGGAACCGATGCGACCCCCGGGGGGTGGTCAAAAAGTCCAAGGCTTAGGGAGCGGACACCGATGTGGGACAAGCATACGCACTGAGACCAAAATTCAAGGGGGACCCATCGGGGTTTTGCTCAGAATTGGCCTCGCAAGTGCCTGCAGTTGCTATCGAATAAATCAAGTTGAATTCGCTGTTTTAGGTGGAAAATGCCCGGCAAGCAGTGGGGTGGTAAGCGAAGTGGCGCTGGGCGCAGGCCGAAAGGCCAGCAGCCGACGCCGCGGCCAGCAAAGCCGAAGATTGCGGCGGTATCGGCGCCGACTGCACCGCTGCCGCGGCCAGAGCTATCCGTCGTCGATGGGCTGACCGAGCCGAATTGGGCGGCGCAGTTCACCGATGAGCTCGACCAGGATCTCGCCCGGCGCCAGTGGCGCATCATCATCGGCGAACTCCGTAGTTCCGAGAAGTTGGCGAATGCCAACGAGCGTCAGGTCAAGCGCCTGGTCGACTCCTACGTGCTCTATGAGATCGCAATGCGCCACGTCGCGGATGAGGGGGCGGTCTTCCCGCGCAAGGGCAAGAAGCAGCCCGCGTACAATCCGTGGTTCACAATTTTGAAGGACGCGAACGCGATGGCGTCAGCCGCCGAGGCAGAGCTGACCGTCACGCCGCGCCGGCGCAACAATGGTGGCAAGGTCCAGAAGCAAAAGCAGTCGGTCATCGGCGGCGGGTACCTCCGCGCGGTTCCCAAGTGATCGAACGACGCAGTGGGCGCGGGATGTCGTTGACGGCAAGATCGTTTCCGGTGAGCTGGCCCGTCATGCTGCTGAGCGTCATCTAAAAGATCTGGTCGACGGCGCTGCGCGGGGCCTGCATTGGGCGCCGGATCGAGCAGAGCATGCCTTCGGGTTCTTCCCGAGCGCTTTGTCGATCACGGAGGGCGCCAAGGTCGGCCAGCCATTCGAGCTGTTGCCCTGGCACGCGTTTGTTGTCGGATCGCTTTTCGGCTGGCGCAAGGAAAGTGGCCGGATGCGTTTTCGCTCCGGCTGGCTTGAGACCGGCAAAGGACAGGCGAAGTCGCCACTGATGGCGGCCATCGGCCTGTACATGATGGGCTATTACGGCGTCCCGCGCGCCAAGGTCTATGCGATCGGACAGGATAAGCAGACGGCGAACGTCCTGTTCAAGGACGCCGCTGCCATGTGTCGGTCCCCAATCCCTGGAACCGATCCAGAGGAGAACACAACGCTGGAGTCCGTCGGCGAGGTCGTGATCCGCGGCTTTCTCGACAACGCATTCAAGATCGAGCACCCCAGTACCAAGTCGGTATTCCAGTCGCTGGCGAACGGCGAGGCGATCTCGGGCCCGAAGCCGACGCTGGTCAGCGCCGACGAAATCCACGAGTTCAAGAGCAACAACTCGATTGAGACGTGGATGCGCGCCATCGCCAAGATGCCGGGCGACGCGCTGATGCTGCTCGGGACCAACACGCCTGCTTCGACGCAGCTGGTCGGTACCGAGTATTCCGAGTTTTATCAGCGTGTGGTGCGTGGGGAGTTCATCGACGACGAGGCGTTCTCGTTCATCGCGCGCGTCGACAAGGCTGACCACGAGAAGGTGTTCGAGAACGAAGACTGTTGGGTGAAGGCGCTGCCGGCGCTCAACATAACGTTTCCGATCGAGAACATCCGCGGAGAGGTCAACACGGCCAAGCAGCGCCTATCGACGGCGATGTCGGTCAAGCGGTTGTACTTCGGCATTCCGCTCGGTGTCGCCGGCTTCTGGATGGACGAAGAGCCATGGGCAGCCGTCCAGGCCAAGGTCGATCCGGCCGACCACAAGGGCGAGAAGTGCTGGCTGTCGCTCGATTTGTCGAAGAAGAACGATCTGACCGCGCTATCTGCGTGCTGGAAGCGCGACGCCAACGCCGAGACTGGCGAGCCGGAGCACCTATTCGTCAAGACCTGGTATTGGACGACAGAGAACGGCCTGGCCGACCGCGCGCGTCGCGACGTCGCCAAGTATGTCGAGTGGGCGGCTGACCCCGACGTCGACTTCACGGCGGTGCCTGGCGCCACCATCGACAAGACGTTCGCCGCGGCCGAGGTCGCAAAGCTCGTTGCCGAGCACGATATCGAGTTCATGGCGTTCGACGTCGCGGGCATGGCCGACTTCATCGCAGCTTGCGAACAGATCAGCCTGCCGGTCTGGCTCTTTGAGGGGCCGGACAAGCCGGAAGGCAACGGACTGAAGCTGGTTCGCCATAATCAGGGTAAGCGGCGAGTCTTCGAGGAGAAGCAGCTGACCATGCCGTCGTCGATCGAGCGGCTTGAGGACCATATCCTCGACGGCACGATCACGATCGATAATTCGCCGGTGACATACATGTGTGCGGCAAATGCAATCATTGATGCTGATGGGCAGGACAACCGCTGCTTCGACAAAGCAAAGTCGCGCGGTCGCATCGACGGAATTGTCACGACCGCCATGGCCGCCGGCGCGGCCACGAATGAACTCGGCGCGCAGGGGCCCTCTGTTTATGAGACCCGCGGCATCCTGATGGTATGAGGCCGATGGGCATTCTTGACGTATTCCGCCGCAACGGCGACGTGGTGGCGGAGCGGCGAGAGCCCATCATCCATGCGGCGCAGTCGACAGCATATCTTTCGTTGGACGATCCTCGCCTAATCGAAATGATGCGCCTCGGCGACATGACGGCGACCGGTATCTCGGTCAACGTCGAGCGGGCAATGAAGAACCCGGCGATGTTCCGGGCGGTGACCTTGATCAGCTCCGCGATCGGCATGCTTCCGCTGCAGCTGATCGTGGAAGATACAAAGAAGAAGGCGACCAAACACAGCCTCTATAAGGTTCTGCACCGACAGCCGAACAGCTGGCAGTCGGCCTTTGACTTCAAAGCCCTGATGCAGCTGCGGGCACTGGTCAAAGGCAACGCTTACGCTCTGGTGCTGCGCAGCTACAGTCTGCGCGCTCGGAAGGAGACTGTTTCGCAGCTCATCCCCCTCGATCCGGATCGAGTTGAAGCGAAACAGCGCGATGATTGGTCGGTTTTCTACCGATATACGCCAAAAAGTGGCGGATATCGCGACTATGAGGCGCGGGACATCCTGCACCTGCGCGGCATCTCGCTTGACGGAGTATCCGGCCTTTCAGTCGTCAAGCAAGCCGCTGAAGCCATTGCCCTTGCGCTCGCCGCGGATCTCGCTGCTGGCCGCATGTTCAAGAACGGCATGCTGGCTGGCACAGCGCTTGAGCATCCTCAAAAGATGTCGGATGCGGCGTACATCCGGCTGAAGCGCAGTCTGGAAGAGAAAGAAGGCGCCGAGAACGCCGGCAAGAACCTCATCCTCGAAGAGGGGATGAAGATGTCGACGATTGCGAGCAACTCGCGCAACGCGCAGCTGCTTGAGATCCGCAAGATGCAGGTCGAGGAGATCGCACGTTTCACCGGCGTGCCACGACCGCTTCTGATGGTCGACGAGACGAGCTGGGGGTCAGGCATTTATGCTCTCGGCCAATTCTTTGTTCAATACGCGCTCGGACCATGGTTCGAGGCGTGGCAGCAAGCCGGGGAGCGCGTGCTGCTCGATGACGCGGATCAGGAGAAGTTCTCGATCAAGTACAACGCCGGAGCGCTGCTACGCGGATCTATTGCAGAGCAGGGAGACTTCTTCTCCAAGGCACTCGGCGCCGGCGGCCATAAGCCGTTTATGACGCAGAACGAAGTCCGCGATCTTCTGGATATGCCGCGATCTGACACCGAAGGCTCGGACGAGCTCGGCCAGGGGCTTATGGGCAACAACAGCGGACCTCCGCTGAGTGAAGATCCGAAGCCGAAGCCCGTGCCGCCTCCGACTGAAACCGAGGACGACGAAGATGAAGACGAAGAATAGCCGTCGCCCTCGTGCGATGGCCAAGCCGCGCCCTGGCGCCATGCCGTTGCCCGTCCGACAGGACGTCCACGCCTTCACGAAGCCGGAAGTATTCGACCGTTGGTCGAGCGAGGCCGCAGGCTTGCGGGCGCTTGAGGTCGGTGACGCAGTCATCACAATGTTCGACGTGATCGGCGAGGACTTCTGGTCCGGCGGCGGGATCACTGCCAAATCCGTAGCCTCAGCGCTGCGCGCGATCGGGCCGCGCCCGATTGAGGTACAGATCAATTCGCCCGGTGGCGATATGTTCGAAGGAATTGCCATCTTCAACGTGCTGCGCGAGCATCCGCAGCCGGTGACGGTGAAGATTATGGGCATGGCGGCTTCGGCCGCATCGATTATCGCGATGGCTGGAGACAATATCGAGATCGGCGCATCGTCCTTCATCATGATCCATAATTGTTGGATCATCGCCGTGGGGAACCGGCACGACATGGCGGAGACGGCCGAATGGCTGCAGCCGTTCGATCAGGCGATGATCGATCTCTACGCCGCGCGGACTGGGCAAGATGCCAAGCAGGTCGGTAAATGGATGGACGCCGAGACCTACATGTCGGGCTCGCAGGCCATCGAGCGTGGATTTGCCGATGCGTTGCTCTCCGCAGACGCGGTGACGGACGATCCTGACGCCAAGGCGAAGGATCGCGCCGCCAACGATCTGCGGTCCATGGAATTGACGCTGGTCTCGGCCGGCATGTCGCGCGCCGATGCGCGAGCGAAGATCAAAGCGATCAGGAGCACGCCAGGCGCTGCTCCGGAAGAGGGTACGCCAGGCGCTGCCCTCGAACCGTCGAAAGGCGGCTCGACCCAGCCAAAAGCTGGCGACGATTGGTCCGGCATCTCCGGACTACTGGCAACCATCCGCTCATAAGGGGCAATTCCAATGAATATTCGAAACGTTGTGGCGCTGTGCGCCATCGCGGCGCTGGCGTGCGCTTTCATGCTCACCCCAGACGCCTCCATCGCTGGTCATGTCGCGACCGCCTGCTTGGCGGTGCCGGCCGCAAGCATCCGACCGGCACTCATTCTGCCGAAGACAATGTCTGCCTCGACTGCGCTCGCCAGCTTGCCGCGTGCCGTTCAGTTCGCCCGTCCGCGCGCAGACGCAAGCGATCCCAAGGCCATGCTCGGCCAGCTCCAGGCTGCCTTCGAAGAGTTCAAGAAGGTCCACAGCGAGGAAATCGCTGGCATGAAGAAAGGCTTTGCCGACGTTGTCACGGCGGAGAAGCTGGACAAGGTCAACAACGCCGTCGGCGACCTCCAGACGTCGTTCCAGAAGGCGATCGACGACCTGAACGCCAAAGTGGCCGCCAATGCCGCCGGCGGTAGCGTCATCGGCGACCTGCCAGCGACCTCGCCGGAATATATCGCCGCCTTCAAGGCGAACATGCGTCACGGCACGCCGAATGCGGCACTCACCAAGAGCACGGATGGCGAGGGCGGTTACGTGGCCCCGGTCGAGTGGGACCGCACCATCGTCAACAAGCTGAAGCAGATCTCGATGATCCGGCAGAATGCCCGGGTCATCTCTATCTCGGTGGCTGGCTTCAAGAAGCTGTTCAACGACCGCGCTGTCGGCTCCGGCTGGGTCGGTGAAACGGCATCGCGTCCTGCGACCTCGACGCCCACCTTCGGCTCGCTCGACTTCTCGCCGGGCGAACTCTACGCCAACCCCGCGATCTCCCAGCAGCTGCTCGATGATGCTGCGATCGATCTCGAGGATTGGCTCGCCGCCGAAGTCGACACCGAGTTCGCTCGCCAGGAAGGCATCGCGTTCCTGTCCGGTGACGGCACGAACAAGCCGTATGGCATCCTGACTTATGTCACCGGTGCCGCCAATGCCGCCCGTCATCCGTGGGGCGACATCAAGACCACGGTCACCGGCTCGGCCGCTGCGCTTTCCGGCGATGGCTTCATCGACCTGATGTACAGCCTGCCGTCGGACTTTGCGGCGAATGCCAAGCTGTACATCAACCGAGGCTCGCTCGGCGCAGCGCGCAAGTTGAAGGATGGCCAGGGCAACTATCTGTGGCAGCCGTCTTATATCGCCGGCGAACCGCAGACCCTGAATGGCGCTCCGATCGTCGAAGTCCCGGGCATGCCGGCGGTCGCAGCTGGCAACATCGCCGCTCTCTATGGCGACATGGAAGCGACGTACCTGGTGATCGATCGCATCGGCATCTCGGTGCTGCGCGATCCCTACACCAACAAGCCGTTCGTGCATTTCTACACCGTCAAGCGCGTCGGTGGCGGCGTCTACAATCCGGAGCCGATGAAGGCGCTGAAGGTCGCAGCCTCGTAAGCGGCTCGCAAGACACCTGGCGGGCTGCGGCCCGCCGGATACGTCCCTGCCATCACGATCAAAGGAGGCCAGCATGGCCGCTCACAAGAACGAAACGACCGCGAAGGACGACCACGGCTCGGAAAAGGCGAACGTCAAGCCCGCCACGACCTTCTCGCCGTCCGGCGCGCCGAACCAGACCGCCGGCATCGATGTCGACCATCCCGCGGTGGACAACGACCCGCGCAAGGACACAACGGCCGACCAGAATCGCATCGACTTCAACGATCCGGATCTGTCGGAAGAAGAAGCCGTCGAGGCGAACCTGAAGAAGCAGCAGGACTGATCCTGTGCAAATCCCTGTCGTCATCCAGAGACCGACCGCCGTCGTGACGCCGGACGAGGCGCGCGCGGCCAAGGTCTTCTCGGCGGGCGACGGGGATTCGTACGTCAGCATGTTGCTGGCGATCGCTCAAGCGCAGATCGAAGGCTCTTATGGCCTGTACGGCATAGCGATCGGACGGCAAACGCTGGAGATCACGGTGCCGGCGCATTGCTCGGTCGATGTCACCGATCTGCCGCTGCCACCCTACATCTCGACAGTCAGCGATACGCTTTCTAGCGACGGACGGTCGCGACAATTTCGCTGGCTCGCGGGCTATGGAGGCGGTGAGGCTGCGCAGCCGGTTCCGGTCCAGATCAAACATGCCATCATTATGATGGCTGGCGCGCTGCGTGATGCCGTTCCGGATGACGAGGGTGCCGTAAAGAGCAAGACCGTAGACGGTGTCGGTCGCTGGGATTACAGCCTGCCAGATGGCGCAGCGGACGCAATGCGGCGCGTCGCCGACAGCCTGCTGCAGCCGTACAAAACGATGCGGGTGTGAGCGCGATGACCATGGTTCAGCACTCATATGTCGCGATCGAGGCGCTGATCTGATGGACGCCGCCCAGGCCCGCCGCGACTATCGCGAAATGATTGCCGATGTCGGTGAGGTGATCACGTTGCGCCGGAACGTGCCTTCAGGCGCACCGATCGAAGCGCAGGTTCTTGCTCGAGTGACGGGCTATCAGCCAAAGGATCTCGTCGGCGGCATCAAGCAGGGCGATAGCCGCCTGATTGTGCTGGCCGAGGATGTCGAGGCCAAGGGGTTTCCAGTGCCATTCAGCACCGGCGGATCCGACAAAGCGATTATCCGGGGCAAAACCCAGAATATCGAGTTGGTCGATGACAGGACGCGCCGGGTTGGTGGCGTGCTGATCGCATATGACATCACGGCCCGCGGCTGATGCCGGTTCGGGCGCGCGTCCAGCCGATCGACCGCGATGTCGAGCTGATCCTGTCGCAGGATCTGTCGCCGGCGGCGCAGAGCGCAGCGATCGCCAGCTTCGCCCAGGCGCAGCTGGTAGAAGCGCAGCAGATCAACACACGCGCGCTCGGCCGGCTGCCCGACCATGAGACCTATGTGGACGGCCGCCGCGGTGCCGACATAGCGGGCGTGAAGCCGAGCGGCACGATCGCATTCGAGTTCGAGCTGGTTAGCGACGTGATCGAGTGGATCGAGCAGATGCTGGTGCAGCATTCTCCCGAACGCTCCGGCCGTTACTCCAGGTCTCATGTGTTGTTTGCCGACGGTGTAGAGGTGCAGTTTGGCGCCATGGTGCCGGAAGCGCGGGAGTATATCTTCGTCAACACTCAGCCCTATGCCCGCAAGATCGAGCGCGGCCTGTCGGCGCAGGCGAAGTCCGGCGTCTATGAGGTGGTCGCGGTACTCGCGTCGAAACGCTTCACCAACCTCGCCAAGATCAAGTTCTCTTTCGTGGTGCCGCAGTTTGGCGCCATCCACCAATGGGCGAGCAAGACGCGGATGTCGAAGCGCCGTCATGCGCGAGGCTGGAAGACGCGATCCGAGGCCGAGTGGTTGCGCCGGCAGCCCGCCATCATCGTAACGGTTTGATCCAATGGCAGATGTGCAGGTCACCGTCGCTGTGGAAGAGCGGCTCGGTGAGACATGGGATGGCATTCCGGTGTTCGGCGTCAACACCAAAGGCGAGCCACCATCGGACGGCTCGCCGTTCCTGATGGTGCAATACCCGGTCGTCACCGATCGGCGCCGCATGGCGGTGAACGCGCCGATCTATCGCGAGGAAGGCGGCTTCCGGCTTGTGTTGAATGAAACACGCGGCATCGGCCTGCAGCAGGGGATGGAGCGCAGCAAGAAGCTCGATGATCTGTTCCGCGATCAGAAGTTTGCCGGCGTCGAGTGTCAGGTGCCGAGTTCGCCCCTGATCGACGACGACAATGAGGACGGCAACTATTTCCAGCTGTCCATGGTCGTTCCCTACACATTCAACTTCTGAAGGAGACTGCAGAGTGCCGAAGATCACGAACAACACGCGCGAAGTGATGGATTTCATCGTCAAGGGCAGTGCCAAGGATGGTGTGCCGCCGACGGAGAGCATCAAGCCGGGCGAGAGCCGCGACATCGATGCCGTCGATAACGCCACCTATCAAGGCCGCGTGCTCGCCGGCGCCATCACGGTTGCCGGCGCCACCCGCGCCGCGGCCGCCCCGAAAGAATAGCGGCGCGATTTCGCGTCGACGCCCATCAAGGGCCCTTGGGCAAGGCGTTTCAGCAACAGGAGCCCAGTGATGGGGAATATTCGTACTGCCAGCGGCACGAAGATCTATATCGGTCCCTCCCAGGCGGTGACGCCTGCCAATGCCTCCGCTTATGCGGCATTGGCCTGGACCGAAATTGGCATGGTCCGCACCACGCCGTCCTATGGCGACAAGGCTTCGGTCGTGACCGGCGCCGTCGTCGGCGATGGCCGTATCCGCAAGGCCAAAGGCGCGCGCGATGCCGGCGACACCGAGATCGTGGTCTATCCGGACTCGACCGATCTTGGTCAGGCCGCGCTGATCGCGGCCGAGGGCACGAACCTCTATTACCCTATCAAGGTCGTCAATCCGGATCGCCTCAATGCGACCGGCACCGATGGCATCGACTACTTCATGGCGCTTATCACGTCGAAGCAGGGCAGCGGCGGTGAAAACGACACTGTCGTCACCCGCACCTTCGGCTGCGGTGTCACCTCCGGCATCACTGAAGTCGCCCCGACGGCGGGCTCATAAGAGATCGCTCGCGAGCGAGGGCGGCGGTGTCGTCGGGGCATCGCCGCCCACCCCCGACAAATCCCGACAACCCGACAGGTGAATAATGCTGCGGATTGTATCCGAGGGTGGCGGCGGTGCCGGCACCAAGTTCATCGACACAGAGACCGGCAAGGATGTCTCCGACATGCTGCCGATCGCATTCGGCGCGACCGTCACGATCGGTGAGATGATCACGGCACAGTGCGTGCTGTTGATGCCGAACCTCGACATCGTCGCTGCCAAAACTGATTTCGTGATGGCACATCCGGTCACGAAGTCGCTCGCTCCCGTCGCCGCGATCGAGTTTTGCGACGGCTGGCGCATTGAGTTCATGAAAGACGGAACACCCCGGCTCCGTCAGCAAACCCCGACAGGTGCATAATGAAACTTGCGAATATGAAGGTTGACCACAAGGTCTCGGCAGAGGGCGAGTGGATCAAGAACATCCCCGATATGGATGATCTCGAACTACTGGTGCGCGGCCAGAGCTGCCCGCAGGCTCGCGTGCTTCGCGCCAAGCTGTTGCGCGCTCTGCCGGCCAACGTGCGCAACAATCCGGATGGGTTACCGCCCGAAGTGGTCGATGAGATCGAGGCGAAGATCTGTGTCGAGGCATTGCTGCTCGGCTGGCGCAATCTTGACGATACGCCGTACAGCGTCGAAAAGGCGACCGAGCTGCTGAACGATCCCGACTTCGTCACGTTCCGCGATGCCGTGGGCTGGGCATCGAGCCGCGTTGGCCGTCAGGCCGCCGCGGCGCGCGGTGCTGACTTGGGAAACTCCACGACTACCTCCACTGGTACCTAGCCTGGAGCGGTGAAATCGAGATCCTTGAGGGCTGGCTCGCCGAGGGCCGTAAGGTGCCTCTGGGATATCTGGAGCGGCCCGACTTCGGTCCCTCGCTCGATTTCATCTGGGATGCGTTCTGGATCCTGTCATCCGATCGCTCCCTTGGCATGAGCGAAGGGCCGATCCCCTTCGCCTCGATCGACCGCTTCGCGCAGCGCTACGGCCTCGACGACCTTGCTTCTTTCGATGAGTTCAGCGCGCTGATCCGCGGACTGGACCGTGAATATCTGAAGATCAGGGCCGACCAGGCCGAGCGGGAACGCGAAGCGGGAAACAAGAACAAGCCGGTCTGACGGCTTGTGATGACCTCGTAACGACTGGACGATCATGGTCGCCGTTTCCGCCATCCGCCGCATTGAAGTTGTCGGCTCCAGCTCCGGCCTGGATGAAACCAGGACGAAGCTGGAGGCGGTCGCGCGCGCGCAGACCACGGTCGCCCAGACGGCCGAGGGCATGGCGGTAACGACCGAGCAATCGGCCCGCCGTCAGCTCTCGGCCGCCAGCAATTACGATCGCCTGCGCCGCTCGATCGATGAGACGTTCCGGACCGAGCAGCGCTATGCGCAGGGGCAGTCCATCATCGAGCGTGCGTTCGAGCAGGGCCATATCCAGGCGGCCGAATATGCCCGTAGCCTGCAGCTGCTCGCCGACAAGCATGGCGTGGTGTCGCTGGCGGCGGCACGGCAGACCGCCGAGCTGCAGCGCGCCGCCGAGATGCAGGCCCGCATCAATGCCATGACGGGCGTCACGGGCGGTTCGGACACCGCTGCGCGCGGTGCCGATATCGAGGCCTATGGTCAGGCCTTGTCGCGGCTGCAGGCCAAATACGATCCGGTTTTCGCGGCATCGGAGCGCTACAAGGCTTCGCTGACCGAGATTGACCAGGCGCAGCGCGTTGGCGCGATCTCGATCGAGATTGCCACTCAGGCTCGGCTCAAGGCGATCAATTCCTACAACAGCGAGATCTCGGCGCTGGAGCGCGTCGGTGCGGCCCGCAAGGCAGCCGCGCAAGCGATCGTCGATCGGCAGACCGTCGCGCCCGATCGCGGCGCCGACATCGCTGCGTATGGGAAGCAGCTCGATGATCTGCGCGCCAAATACAGCCCGCTCTATGCAGCAGGCCGGCAGTACAAGGAGACATTGGCCAAGATCAACGCCGCCGCGAAAGTCGGCGCGATCACCGAGGCCGAGCGCGCCGCCGCGGTGATGGACACCAAGGCGGCATTCGTTCAGCAGACGAATACGCTGCGTGGTGTGCGTGACGCCCAGGACATCACAAGCGCTGCATCGGGCAAGCTCGCGGTCGGTGTCGGGCTTGCGCGCCATGAGCTGATCAACCTCGGTCGGCAGGCACAGGACGTCATCGTCTCGCTGCAGGGTGGCCAAGGCCTCGGCACCGTCATGTTGCAGCAGGGCTCGCAGATCGCCGACGTCTTCGTGGCGTCGAAGGCCTCGATCGGCGACTTTGCGAACCAGTCGGTCAATTGGCTCGGCCGATTCCTGACCGCGGGGCGATTGGTCTTCGGCGGCGTGGCGCTTTCGATCACCGGAGCGGCGCTGGCTCTCAATTCATATCTCGACAGCCAGCAGCGTGTGCAGATGTCGCTGCTTGGTTCCGGGCGCGCTTCGGGGCAGTCGGTTGGCAGCATCAACTCGGTTGCCCAGTCCAGCTCTTCGCTGACCGGATTCTCGGTCCGTGAGGCACGCGAGTTCGCCGCCGAACTGGCATCGACGGGCAAGATCGGTCGCGACAATCTGGAGCCGATCGTGAAGATCGGCCACGATATCGCGACCGTATTCGGTATCGAGGCCGCCGAAGCAGCCAAGATGCTCGGCAAGGCCTATGCGGATCCCGTGCGCGGCGCCGAGCAGCTCAACGCACGGCTGGGCTTTCTCGACGCCTCCATGCAACGGCAGATCCAGAACCTGACTGCGCAGGGCCGCGTCTGGGAGGCACAGCGCGTGTTGCAGGCCGGCGTGGAAAGCAGCCTCGTTGGCGTCAATGAAACTCTCAGCACCTCGACGAAGTTCTGGACGGCGCTCGGCAATGTCGCTTCGAATGTCTGGGATCGTATCGGCGCAGCTGCCTCGCGTGCGACCGGTATCGGTCTCAAGCTTGGGTTGGATGATCAGCTGGCCCAGGCGCAGGCGCGGCTGCAGGAGCTGGAGAAGATCGCGGAGCGTCGATCGGCAGCAGTGAACAAGGGTCTCGGCACCACGAACCAGATCGAGCAGCAGCGCGCCGAGATCGACAAGATCACCGAAGCGATGAACCGCAATGCAGCGGCTACGCAGGCCGCGCAGGATCGGCAGCGGTCGTTCGCTCAGGCGCAGGCCGTTCAGCAGCAACTGCCCGACATCGCGCAAGTCGAGCGGCTGCGTAACGAGAACGAGCTGCTGGTGCGTACCATGATCGACGTCCAGACGTCGGGTGGTGCCGCTTCGCCGATTCTGAAGGCGATGGGTGTGACCTATGAACAGCTCGCCCAGGCAGTCCAGAACTCCACCTCGAAGGTACGCAACTTCAAGACCGAGTTCGAGCAGGCCACCCAAGCCCAGCAGCTGCAGTTGCAGTCTCTGTCGGCGTTCAGCCCTGCGGCGAAGGGTGATGTGGCTTATCAGCAGCGCCTCAATGCCGAGCGTGCGCGCGAGACGGAAGAAACGAAGGCGCAGGCGTTGGCCGAGGGCGATCGCGCCATTGCCATCAAGGGCGTCGGTGTGGCCCTGAGCGAAGCGGCCCGTGGTCGTGAGCTGTATGCTCGTCAATCAGTCACCGCGATGCAGCTCGAAATCGACATGGTCGGAAAGACCATCGGACAGCAGGCAGAAATGCGCGCGAACCTGCAGGCGCGTCAGGCGCTGGAGCAGCAGGCGTCGCAGAACCGGACGGCCTTCGATGAGGCCGAATATGCGCGCCTCAAGAAGATCAACGAGGAACTTGGCAAGCGCGCGCAGGAGCTAGCGAAGAAGCAGGTTAACGACCAGATCACGTTCGATCGCGCGACCAGCGGTCTGTCACAGGACGACGTGCAGATCGCCCAGCAGCTGCGCGGGATCTACCCCGACGTCGCTACGGCGCTTGGTTCGACCGAAGCGGCGGGCATGCGCCTCAATAACCAGCTGCGCGAGGCGCGGGATATCTCGTCTGGTTTTGCCAATGACTTGGTCGGAGGCTTGCTGCGCGGTGAAGACGCCATGAAGGCGCTCGGTACCGCAGCGTCCGGCCTGGTGCAGAAGCTGTCGTCGGCTAATCTCACCCGCTTCATGCAAGGCGGCAGCTTTTTCGGAAGTCAATCGCTGAACTCGGCGCAGGGCGCTCTCGGTTTGGTTGGTGCCGGCGTTGCTGGCTATCAGTCGGGCAACGCACTCACCGGTGCGCTCGGCGGTGCCATGGCTGGCGCGACCTTTGGTCCCGTTGGCGCTGTTGTTGGTGGGATCACGGGCCTTGTTGGTGGCCTTTTCGGAGCAAGCGAAAAATCCCGCAAGGAGTTGGAGAAGGCCGAAGCTGAATGGAAGGCCGCAGGCCCGGCATTCGAGACTTTCCTGTCGCAAATGACTGGCGGTGTGCAGGGCAGTATTTCGGTGAAATTCCAGCAGCTTCTGTCGCAAGTGCAGAGCTTCGCGCAGCAGGCAGAGAAAGCGAAGGACTTCGCCAGCATCGGGCGAGTGTACGACTCCTTCAATCAGAGCGTCTATCGCACCACGAACGCCTTCCGCCAGTCGTTCGGCGGCATGCTTGATGCGATCGACAAAGGGCTTGGGCCAAGTTCGCCGTTCGCCGGTGCCTCGGACAATGTCAAGCAGGTCGCGGATACGTTAAAAGGCTTCATCGACGACGTGCGCGTAGCTTATGCCAACGATCGCATAGCCGCGGCGGCTGGCAGCGCGCCGCTGGTTGCCGGTGGCGGTGAGGGCGAGATCGCCGCGGCGACGGCCGCCGCCCAAAAGTATCTGCTCACGCTGCTTGGCCAGCCGCCGGTGTTGACAGAAACAGCAACGGCCATTCAGCAGATGAACGGCACAGCCGTGCAGCTAAAATCGGCCCTTACGGATCTTGGTATGTCGTCGGGGGATGCCGCCGACGCCATCAATAGGGGTGTCATCGCGGCGATGGATGCCCTGCGAACCAAATTCTCCGAAAGCCTGGCAACACGGCTAAATACGGCCACTGGGAAAGGCTATCTCAACGATGCGGCAGCGTTGTTGAAGCAGTATCAGCAAGACGTCGCCGACGCTGCATCGCTTGGCCTTGACCAGGCGCAGGTTGCTGCAGTCTTCCGCGCAGAGGCGCAAAAGATCGTCGATGATGCGGGTTTGATCGGGGACAGCTTTGGCGGCTTTATTGATCTCTTTCCGCAATTCAATGGCTTGGTTGGCCAGTCCGCGACGGCATTGGCTGCTGCGACGCAGAAGGTCCAGGCGTTCGCTAAGTCGTTGAACGACTATCTCAACAACCTGACCGTTGGAACCAATTCGACGTTATCGCCCCAACAGCAACTTGCGGCCGCCCAATCGAACTTCACGGCGCAAATGACTTTGGCTCGATCTGGCGATGAAGGGGCGCTGGGAACGATCACTCAGTATGCGACCACATTGCTCGACCAGGCTAAGAGCTTTTATGCATCATCGTCGGGATACACGGCGATCTATGACCAAGTCACGACTGCGCTGAAAGAGCTTCCCGGCGCAATCGGGGCGGGCGACGGCACGTCACGGATCGTCAGCGCGATCAATCAGACATCGGCCGCAAGCGACCAGTTATTGGCCGCGCAGAATGCGCTCGCTTTGCAGCAGACGTCGTATATGGAAACGCAAAACTCGCTTCTTGCGGCAATCAACGGACTCGCTGATCGCTTCGTCAATGCCATCAATGGCCTGGGTGTTCTCACAGCTCAGATCGGCAATTTCCACTCGCAGCAGTTCGGAGACATGATCGGCCAGCTGGTCTCCATTGCTCGGAGCAGTGCTCAGAACACTGGCGGCGGCTCAGCATGGAGTTGGCTCGGCTTCCAGAATGGCGGTATCATTCCGGGCTATGCCGGCGGCGGTGTCGTGGGCAACGGCATCTATGGTGTTGATAGCGTTGTTGCGCGCTATGCCGGAGGTGGTTCGATCGGTCTGGCGGGTGGCGAGTATGTGATGCCGGCTGATCAGACGCGCCAATTCCGGCCGATGCTCGACGCCATGCGCAGCGGCAACATGAACGACAATGTTCGTAGCGACGCCGGCGGCTATCGTGAGGTCGGCGCTGCAATCAACCGCCAGACGGAGATACTCGCGCGCGACAACGAGGAGCTGCGCGCGACGATCTCCGACATGAAGCAAGAGATCAAGGCCCTCAACAGCAAGCTGACGCTGGTGTTGGCCGCAGCCTAACCCATGGAGCCGACGCAATGTCGAACTTGACGGACTACGCCGAGAAAAAGCTCAACGACCATATTCTTGGCATCACCTCCTACACCAAGCCCACGGCGGCCTATGCGTCGCTGCATACGGCAAGCCCGACAGACACCGGGTCTCATGCCAATGAGCTCACAGCGACGGGCTATTCGCGTGTATCGATCACGGCCAGCATGAATGCCACCAACGCGACCTCCGGGTTGGCCGACAACGCTACCGCTATCGAGATTGGGCCTGTGACGGCGGACGCCGGCACGGTCACCCATGCGGGCATAGAGGATGCTGCAACGGTCGGCAATATGCTGTTGTGGGTGCAAAACACGGCAAGCCGGACGCTGCTCAATGGCGACAGCTTCCGCTGGGCCGCCAACCAGCTTTCCGTCACCTTCGCATAAGGAGCAATCATGGCTTCGCGCAAATACGCTTTCGAAATCGGGCAGGCCGTCAATCTGCGCAATGGGATCGCCGGCAAGGTGGTGGCCCGTGCGCCTGACGCCGACTACCCCAAGGTTGTCCAGGTGACGCCCCAGAATATCTCTCAATTCGAGGGGGAGAAGTTAGACGCGCTGGTGATAACCGTCGTCGAGGTGAATGCCTATCAGGTGGAGTTCGAGGGCGACAATGGCCGTCCGGACACTGCCTGGTGGCAGGAAGACATGCTGAGCGCGGCATGATCGAGCGGCGCACCATCACGCTTCGCTCGGGCCCGCAGTGGCAGGGCGACCTGAGTTTCGACACCGAGGGCTGGGTGCATCGCGACTTGGCCGTGCATCGGTGCGCCAATGCCGAGCCATTCTGGCAGATCAGCATCCTGCCGCTTGGATTGTGCCTTGCGATCGACTGGTGCGCCTTCGACCGGTTCGACGATGCGGTCGCCGCCATGGTGGAGATGGCGGCGCTTCGGAATGACTGGCACTGCATCCGGCAAGCGGATCTGACGAAGGATCTGGAAACCCAGATGAAGGCTATCGCGACGCGCCACGGGGCGCCTGAGCGATGGGTTGTCGGCGCTGCCGGCCATGCCGATCGCAACAAGTTTGGCCGTCCAATGTCGGAGCGTCCGAACGGCTACGGCGCGGCGCTCGACGCCTAAGGATCACCGGCACTCATGCTCGGCTTCAGCCCGATATCGACGACGCCTGTCTCTGCGCTTGAGGTCAAGGGCGGAATAGTGCGCGCGGGCCAGTCGGCTTTTGCTGCGGCCGCTGTCGGTGTCTCCCGCGGTTCGGTCCGCATCTATGCGCCTCGCGCGGCATTCTCGGCATCTGCCGTGACGGGCAGCAACGGCCGCCGGCTGTTGAACGCGGGCTCGGTATATAGCGCCAAGGCAAACGTCGGTTCCACGGCTGGCATCCGAATATCCGGTAGGTCGATCCTGTCGGCGTCGGCTGGGGTGGCGTCGACGCCTCACAAGCGTGCCGCCGGCATCGCAATCTTTGCAGCATCCGCTGTCATGGCATCGACGCCGCACAAACGCGCGGCCGGTTATTCACCGTTCCAAGGCAAAGCGACCGCGGCATCGAACGGCAAGCTCGTCGGCTTTGGATCGACGATGGTGGTGGCAGGTGCGACTGTCGTATCGGACGGCCGCAGGATCGTCATCTCCGGCAGTCTGTGTCGCGCAGAGGCGTTCACCGCATCGTCGCCCACCACAGCTTTCCTCGAAATGCTGACCGACGCGCGCGTGCGGCGGCGTTACGTGGTCGAGATCCATCCCGAATTTGCACGCGAACGTCTGGCGTCCTGATGCTCGGCTTTTCTCCTGTTTCGGTCTTTCCGGTTTCCGCCTTCGAGGAATCGATCAGGTCGTGGTTCCGCGCGACGGCGACGGTCAGTTCGAATCCGTCCTATGTCGTCTACTTCTCGACTGAAGACTTCATCACCGAGCCCAGTGATCTACCGGCGAACACGCCGATCGAAGGCACGCTGGTGACTGCGCTGCATTATCAGCGCTCGATCGTGGGCGGTGAATATGGCCTTGGTCGATTTCAATCCGGCTTCGGCACCATGGAGATTATCGCCTCGGACGGGGCGAAGGACGATCTTTTTGACCGCTACCGGCCAGATGGCGGGCGCGTAGCGCTGCGGATCATGGAGCAGGGCGGATTGCTGTCTAAGTCTTTCCTCGCCTTCGATGGCGTCGGCGTGCGCTGGGCCATCAGCCGTGACCGCGGCTCGATCACGGTTAAGGACAACAGCTACAAGCTCGACGTGCCGGCTCAGCGCAGCGTTTATGCCGGCACCGGGGGACTCGAGGGCGGCACAGATCTCGCCGGCAAGCGTCGGCCATGGCCGCTTGGATATGTGCGGAATATACCGGGCGCCTTGGTCATCCCGACTGAGAACCTCTATGACCTGAGCGATGGACCGATCCAGGCGGTAACCGCCTGTCGCGACCGTGGCGCTGCTTTGTCGTTCAAGGCTGACTACGCCACCACAGCGCTGTTGCGCTCCTCGGCGCTGACCACAAGTCAGTATGGGACGTGTCTCGCTGAAGGCCGCGCGCGGATCGGCGGCAATCCGTCCTCGCAAATCCGGTTTGATGTCCAGGGGGACAATCTCGGCGGGTTTGTTGCTTCCACGGCGGATATCTGCAGGCGGCTGATCGATGTGGCGACCATCATGGCGGTTCCTGACGGATTGGCGGCGGGCACCTTTGAACTTGTGAATGTGCAGCAGCCTGCGCCGATCGGGTACTATGTCGCGCCTGATGCGTCGGACACCGTCGCTGACGTCATCGAAAAACTGATGGCGTCCGTTGGTGGCTGGGCGGGCTGCCGAGCGCAAGGCAAGTTCGAGATCGGCATCTTGCTGGCGCCGAGCAGCTCGGACGTGCCGTCGTTCATCTACGGCGCTGCGGATGGTGATATCCTGTCGATCGACCGGCAGCCGTTGCCTGACTTCTTGTCTCCGCCGCCGACGTCGTGGCGTATTGCCTACGATCGCAATTGGTCGAAACAGGACGATATCGCTGGATCGGTCGCTGTGGTCGATCCGGATCTCGCTGCCTGGTTGGCAAAAGACACACGCTACGCGCTGCCGAGCATTCCGGTTTCGGTGCCCTCCGGTCAAAAGCCGATCGAGGTGACAAAGGAATCGTATTTCCGCGACGAAGTGGACGCCGTTGCGGAGGCAAATCGCTGTCTCGCGCTCTATCGGCAGAACTTCAATCTCTACGTCTACAAGGTCAAAGACCACATCTTCATGCATGAGATCGGTCGCGACGTGCGCGTGACCCATCCGCGCTTTGGGCTCGGCGCAGGCCGTCCGCTGCGCAATGTCAGCATAAATGACAACACCGACGACAACACCGTCGAGCTGATCGGATTTGGCTAATGGGCAATGCCGTCTTCGCCTACAAGAATCTCGCAGATGCCGGGCTGGTCACCGTGTCGTCAAATCTCTCGCTAACGCCGCCGCAGCGGCTGACGTCTCAGGTGCCGCAGATCGCGAAGAAATGCCGCAACAATGGCGAAAATTCATGGACCGTTACAGTTGATCTGCTCGGGCCGCAGCTTGTTGATGTATTTGCGCTGATCGGACTGAATCTATCGAGTGCTGCCATTGCGCGCTTACGCCTTTCGATGAACGACAGCTCTGGCCTTGCGGGTGAGGTTTTTGATAGCGGCGCTCTGCCTGGGCTGATCGACAGCAAGTACGGTTATCTGATCAGGCGCCTGAATGCTCCGCATGTCGCGCGCTTTGTCCGCTTCGATGTCACGGAGCCGGGAGTGCCGTATGTCGAGGCGGGGAGGGTTCTGGTCAGCCTCGGTTCGCAGTTGGGCATCAACTTTTCTCCGGGCTGGAGCCGCTCTCGTATCGATCAGAGCAAGCCAACCGCCAACGAAAATGGCGTGGTTTATATAGATCGGCGCGCGAAGCAGCGGCAGTGGGATCTCAGCGTCGATTTTCTAACCGAGGACGAGGCGCTCGGCTTCACCGAGGAAATGAGCTTCCTCAACGGCGAGTCCGACGACGTCCTGCTGATTACCGATCCTGACAGCACAAATCTCGGAAGAGATTCAATTTGGGGCCTGCTCACCGGCGTTCAATCGCTCGTCTCGCCATACCCGATGCCAGACATCAATTCACGCAAATACACGATCAAGGAGCGCCTCTAACATGGTCTATATCCCGCCAAATGATCGCGTGCGCGAGACTTCGACCGATACTGGTGCCGGAGATTACACGCTATCGGCGACCTCCGATTTCTTGCGCTTTTCAGCAATGAAGTCGGTCGATGGCACGCACGCGATGGCGAACGGCGACCTTGTCGATTATGCGATCATTCTCGGCAGCGACTTCGAGGTCGGGATCTGCCCATGGCAGACAGGCAACATCCTTGCCCGCACGGCCGGAACCGTGAAGGCCAGCTCCAACGGCGGCGCGCTGGTTTCGTTTGGCGCTGGCACCAAGGATATCTTCAACGATGCCGGTGCTCACGTGCTGAACGCCATGCTGCGTTTCGATATCGCGCAGGTCATCTCTGAAGCAAAGAAAGTCTTGGCCCGCAGCAATGTCTATGCTGCACCGTTTGACGCGATGGGATATCACGGCCTGAATATCAATGGGGGTATGGAGGTCAGCGAGGACAAGGGCACCGCCGCGACCACGCTTACGGCCACCAATGCCCTCGTGGCCACACACGTCATCGATGGCTGCTACACCAATTGCCGCGGTACGTTCGTTGCAACCGCGCAGCAGGTCACCGATGCGCCGCCTGGTTTCAGCAACTCACTGAAGATTTCTGTCACAACTGCGCAGGCGTCGCTCGGCGCGAATGACCAACTCTCGTTGCAGTTTCCGATCGAAGGAACACGCGTCTCGCGTTTGGCGTTGGGCACAGGATCTGCTGCCTCGATATCTTTCGCATTCATGGTGAAGGCGCATCGCGCCGGCAGTTATTCGGGCGCAGTTAGAAACAGCGCGCAAACTCGTTGCTGGCCCTTCTCGTACACTGTCAATGCTGCTGACACGTGGGAAATGAAGACAGTCACCATTCCAGGTGACCAGTCGGGCACCTGGATCAAGGATGCGTCCGCATCGGGTCTCGTTCTTCAGCTCTGCGTAGCAGGTGGCAGCAGCACGCTTGGTACCGCGGGGGCGTGGGCAACGACCGCGGCGCCTGGCTATGCAGGGGTGACTGGTAGCGTGAACGGCGTTGCCGCGACCACGGACACATTCCAGGCTACTGGCGTTTTGGTCCTTCCCGGCATCGACCTTCCGTCATCGGAGCGGTTACCCTTCATCATGAGGCCGAAGGATGATGCCGAACTGTTATGCCTGAGGCTGTTCGAAAAGCTGGACGGCAACATTACCGGCCTTGGCTTCCAGCGTCTGATCGGTACGTTTGGTTCAGGCGTGACGGAATCCAAGGCTACATGGCTCTTCAAACGGCGAAAGCGCGCGCCACCTGCGGTCGCCAATCCAAATGGGCAATCTGCGGGCGGTCCGGACAGCACTACAGTCGATCAGTGCACGATCAGCCACACGACTAGCAATACCCCTGCCATCTGGGGGACAGGTGCTACGGCTGATGCTCGGTTGTTTTGACTTTGTTGGTAGGCGAATTGCTGTCGAGCGCTCGCTCGGTGTGTTCGATCAGTGGGGCCGCGATCTGACCAATCCGCGACCGATGACCGAAGCTCTTGGCGAATTCGAGATGCTGTTGCAGCAGCATGCGGATTTGCGGGTCCATGACAACCTTTGCGCTGCCGGCATGCGCCGGGGATGTGACGTGGAGGTTGTGTTTATAAGCGGTGCCGTCTATATGGTCAATAAGCGGCACCGCTTATGGAGCTCGGTTTGACACACTTTACGGCACCGGTTAGTTCCGGACGCATGGGGCGCCCGCCACTCAATGTCCGATCAACGAATGTCCGTATCACCAACGAGGTGAAGGACCGAATTCGCGCGCAAGTGGGCGACAAAGGTATGGCGCAGTTCATTCGCGAAGCGATTGAAGAGAAGCTTGCGAAACTGGAGCAGGATGGCAAAGCGCGAAAGCGCTGACTTTGCCGTCGTGATGAGTGAGCGCGGGAGCCCGTCTTAGGTGCAATCCACCCGTAGCGCTTGGGCCTCCCGCCGAATGATCGCCCGGATGTCGCGCAGCGACACTTCGAAGGCGCTCTCGATCGCGTTCGCATATGCGAAGGTGTCGATAGTGGCTCCTGCCGGCGCGCTTGCGATGTGCCGCCGGACTTCATCGACAAGATCTTTGTTTTCGCCCATTGGACTTGGCCCGGACCTAAGCCATCGCTGACAGCACGATGAGCGTGCCGGACGCCGCGGCAGTGACCGCCGCGGCGACGCCGAGACCAATAAGCAGTTTTTCAAGAGTGCACATCGGTCCCCCATTCGGCTGGGGAATCCTATCGGCGCAAATCCATCCCGCAAGAGTCCAAACCGCGAACCCGTCCGGGCATCGCGCTATTTTTTATGGAGCCATAAATGCCCATCAAGCTGACTAAAGAGGCGATGCGGGCTATCTTCCCGCGCGCGCCACAGGTGGTTCTGGATGCTTTCGTGGCAAAACAGGATGTGCTGACCAATGCGGGGATCAATGCCACCCGCAACCGTCTGGCGTTCTTCTTCGCCAATATCGAGCATGAGTGCGGCGGGTTCACCATTCCGAACCTGACCGAGAACATCAATTATACTGCCGCGCGGATGGCGCAGGTCTGGCCGAACCGGTTCAAAAGCGCGTCTGCGGTCGTCGCCAAATATGGGCAGGCCGTTGGGTGGCAAAAGCATGCCTTCGACGACATCTACGGCGCCCGTATGGGCAACCGGCCCGGCACGTCCGATGGATCGACGTTCATTGGCCGCGGTGGCCCCCAATGGACGGGCAGGGGCGGCTATGAGGCGCTGCAGCGGCTGACGGGGCTGCCGGTCGTCGATGTGCCCTCGATGGCCTCCCAGCTCGATACGCAGCCGGAGATCTGCGCAGCGTTCTGGACGTGGAAGAACCTCAATCGGTTCGCCGACGCCAATGACTTCGTCGGCTGCGTCAAGGCGTGGAATGGCGGGACGAACGGCTTGGCCGATCGCCAGCACCTGATGGCTGGGAATAATCCGGTCATTGCGAAGCTCGAGACCGTGGCCGCCATCAGCGCTGCAGTCCCGCAGGAGAAGGCGCCAGCAAACAAAACCGCTCAGGCGCTCACGGCTGTCGGCGCGACCGCAGGTGCTGGCGGCGTCGCGGCGGCAACCCAGCACGGCATCTCGGCCCTGACGATCCTCGCATGGATCGGTGGTCTATCCCTGGCCCTGGCAATCGCCGGCCTCATCGTCTTCCGCATCACCAAAGGACATTGGCCATGGAGCTCAATCTCGACTGGAAATCAATCGCCGGAACCGTCGCTCCTTACGCCCCAACCATCGGCCGCGTCCTTGGCGCTGGCTTCGGCCCAGTTGGAGCTACCATCGGCGGAATCGCCGGCGACGCCCTTGCCAGCATCTTCAACACCGACCCGACGCCGGAAGCCGTCGGCAAAGCCATCGCGCAAGACCCCGACGCGGCGAGCAAGCTCCAGCAGCTCGAAGCCGAGCGCGGGCAGGAAATCCTCGCCCAAGCGCAAGTCAAAATCGAAGAGCTGAAACAGCAGACTGAGCAGTTCCGCATTCAAGCCGACGATACGCAGAATGCGCGCGCCGCCGGCACGCAGTTCTTTTCGATGGCCGTCGGGGTGGCGGCGCTATCAACCGTCTACACCGTCGCATTCTTCGTGATCCTCGCGGTGGTGATCGCCAATACCGACATCATCAAGGAGAATCCGATCCTGCTCTTGCTGCTCGGCACTCTGACCGCCGGTCAGCAGCAGATCGTGAATTACTTTTTCGGCTCGTCGGCGGGATCGAAGAATAACGCAGATCGCTTCGCTGACCTGGCATCGACAATCGCTCAAAAGCCTAATCCGGCGCCGTCGGTCGTGGCTGCATTATCGGCGAAGAAGAAATGACGAGAGGTTGCAATGCCGGGCCACAAGCCAGTCGATATGACCGAGGCCCAGCTTGCTGCGCTTACGATGCTCACGGAGCAGCGGGGACTCAACCTGCTGCAGCTATCCGACATCATCGGCGATATGACGCCGATGGGACTGGAATTCCTGCGTCGGCTCGGTGATCCCAGCCACGCCGAGCTGACGCGATTCCTTACGCAGGCCCATCCTGAGACATTCGACCTGCTGGCTGACCTTCGTGAAGATGAGGTCGAAACGTTGAAGTCGGGCATCAAGATCGTCGTCGCCATCAAAATCGTAGGGACTTTGATGAAATGGGGATTGGGCGGGTTGATCGCGGCTTTCATCACCATGGCAACAGTCGGCAAGGAGGTTTCCGCATGGCTCAAGCTTCGCTGAAGGAGTCCGTGCCGCTTCGGTACCGGCTCGCCGTATACGCGTTCGTGGCGGTTCTGTGGGCGCTCGGGGGGACGCTTGGCTATTTCGCGACCGACCGCGAGATGCCGACGGTGATTATATCCGCAGAGCCTGTCACGCCGGTGGTGGCGCCAGGCGGCGAGCTGAGAGTGGATTACGTAGTCCGCCGGCACCGTTCCTGCGCAGTCACGGTCGACCGTTTTATCATCGACCGGTTCAATACCCGTTACGAGCTGGACGACCTGAACGTGAATGCCGGCCTGCCATTAGGCGAGGATCGCTTCGTCCAGCCGGTGAGGGTGCCACAAGGCGTCGAGGCCGGGCCAGCCAAGTATCGCACATCATCGACCTATACCTGCAACCCGCTGCAGAAGCTCTGGCCCATCTCGGGCGGGACGCGGGATATCGCTTTCCTCATCAAGTAATCCCAAGGAAATTATGACACGCATCACCGCTCTCGCGGCAGCTTTGCTGTGCGCGCTATTCGTTATGCCTGCTTCTGCCGAGACCTGCACTGCCAGCCACTATGGCGTCGGGGATGGCTACCATGGCCGCCGGACGGCGTCGGGCGAGCGCTTCAACACCCACGCTATGACGGCCGCCCATCGCACCAGGCGCTTCGGCAGCCACGTCACGGTCACGAATAGAGCCAACGGCCTCAGCGTCGCGGTGCGCATCAATGACCGCGGACCCTTCGTACTCGGCCGGTGCATCGACCTCAGCCACGCCGCTGCGCGCGCGATCGGGATGGGCGGATTGGCGCGCGTCACTGTGGAATGACCGGATCCGGGAATGAGCCCGGATAGCTGGTGACGAAGCCGTTTCTTCGTCTCTGGCGCCTCAACGAAACTGGCCCGCTCCGCAGATCTGCAGAGCGGGTCTTTTTTGTGGCCTACCTACCGTTTATCTCATTTTCGGCTTCAACGATGAAGTCTTCGGCCAACCGTTTTGCCGTCGCTATCACTTCTAACCGCTCACTAGGAGAAAGCTCTCCAGCGGTTTCGCGGTAATGTTGCACTTCGAAGCGCGCGCCCCCGTGGCCAGCGGGATGATATCGAACGCTGACGTGATCGATTCCTTCTCTCGCCGTTGAGATGTTGGTTTTCCCCATGTTCTTCCTATCCATTGTTCAGATCGAGAGTTTGCTCAATCGGCCGTCGGTAGCCGACGCATGGTGAATTCGATCTGGTCGTCTTCGAGCTTGCACCAGAACTCGACCGTCGTCGAATAGCCGCCGGCCGGGTAGAGCTGCAGGATCTCGCGGGCCTTCGCTCGGGCGGCCTCGCGGGGCAGGGTGAACGTCTCCCGCACAAAGCCATCGTTGGTTTGTTGGCGGGTCCGCATGCGTTCTGCGAGGCGGCGGGGCGTCACGTTGAAAATCTCTCGATGGGCCGACGTCGCAATCGCGAAAGACTTCGAACCAGAGCAGCGTCGTCGAGGATCGCCGTCAGATGCTCCAGCGCCTCGGTCTGGCTCAACCCTTCGGCGGTCGCGCGGCTCGCCACCATCCTCGCCTCTTCAAGTGTGGCCAAAACCTGCTCCATGTCGTGCGTCTGGCTCATTGGTCGCGTACCAGCTTTCGGCGGCCCCAATGCGGGTCTTTTCGACTGGTGTCGTAGACGCGATCTTGCGGATGTAGGGCCCGCATCATGCCTACTTGGGCATGCATCAGCGGGCCGCGACCGTGGGCGGCCAGCAGTAGTGCCTCGGTGGCCGTCTGCCAGGCGGGCAAGTCAGCTTGGGATTCCGGCAGCTTTTGGATCAGCATGCCGGCGTCCCGAAGCGTCAACAATGGCTTTAAGCCGGGCACGGGAATAGGGGCGGGCAACGGGGTGTCCCAGGACATACGCAACTCCACTAACTCACGGCGGATTCAAACGGATTGCCACTTGTTCGTTCCGAAGCGTCAACGTGAGACCCGACCGCCGCCCGGCACATAGCGGCCCGATCTCAGCGAGATGCGCCAGCGCCGGTCATCGTGGAACCCCCGCAGTTTGAGAGGCTTATGCAAGAAAAAGTGGAGGACAGTAAGTGAAGATTGAGAGAAACGGGACCGTCATTCCCGGAGCGGATCGAGCAAATCCAATCGAGAGCGATGAATCCCAAGCGAGTTTTGATTTGCAGCCTGATCCAGCCGCCCTGCGGGATCTCGCGGCGCGGTTTCGCGAAGATGCTGCGACGGCAAGGGGCAGCGGAGTGAAAGAGCACTTTCTCAAGTCCGCCGAAGAGGCCGAAGCGCGAGCGGAGAAGATCGAGGCGTCTGTTCTCTGGACGGCACCGAGTTTCAGATAGGTGACGAGAGACGGAACGTCTTGCTTTCCCAAACGTCGGTCGAATGCTGCTTTGCAGCAATCCTCCTCGGAGCGTTTCTCCTAGACTTGGCCCCAGCACATATATGGCGACTTTTTTTTCACTCTGCAGGGCGACTAGAAGCAAAAAGCAAGTCGTCGCTCAGGGTCCTGAACTAATGAGACGGGGTTCGATGCGTTTGCGGAGCAAATACCGCGACGTCGTCGAGCATAAACTGCACCGGAATGTCCTGAACTCGCCTTTACTTTCCTTGTCAGTCTCTAAGGAGATGAGATGACGCCTCTGGCTGCAGACTGGGCATGGAACTAAGCTCGCGACGGTCACGTTATCCCCTATAACTGTTATAAATGATCCGTACTTTTGTATAACCTGATTTGGGGAGCGGTCTGCACCAATGAGACCCTATAAGCATGCGCCGTACGAATACTGGGTCAAGTGTGCCGCAACGGCTTCACCAATTTGGGTGAGGCATCTTGTAGTTGTAAACGCTTCCTACCGTGTTTCGGAATGCGGCAATCGATGACTGACAGCCAAGACGAAGAGCTCAACAATGTGATCGAGCTGTACAAGCTCAGGATATGCGCCGCCTTGGACGAAATGCCGTTTGATTAGGTGCGAGCACTAGTGGCCGAGATAGAGGCCAAACTCGATGACGAGAAGCGCACCTAGCTGCCATGTGTTTGCGGTACCGCGCTGCCCAGCCAATTCAGCGAAACGCGAAAAGGGATGGCTTTTCAGTTTGAGGCCGCGTCGTCATCAGGAGCTAGCTCGAGATAGCTGCCGTGGATCCGGACTGGATCGTTCCGGCCCTGAGGAAGCACCCTGTAAGACCTCCCGTCACCGACCACACTGACGACGAGCGCAATCTCCCAGCGAGTTTTCGGGCTGCGTGCCCGCCCGAGGTCATTGAGCCGACACATATCTCCAACGCGAAGCTTCATGATTATGGATGTTACCGAGGCATCGCACCCGCGGTCCACATGAAGAACCCGCCACACTCGTGCATTACGATAACGCCGTCGGCAATCAGCTTGTCGCGGCCAAGGGAATATTCCTCGACACTAGCTTTGTCCTGCCACAGGAACGTGCTGTTCCATTTTCCAACAGGCAAGCGACCTTGGTCTACGCGCAGGGTTTGAGCGATTTCAAGGAGCCTTACAGCTGCTGCTTCGGCTGTGGCGAAGCGGCGGGGTCCGACGTTTTTCATCGGCCTGCAATTGCCCTGATTCCGTGGCCGCTGTCAGCGTCGACGCACTCGCTGTCCCCAAGACGATTCTGGACCTAGCGCGCGTGGCTGAGGCCGGACCTAGCGAGTTTCTGTGGCGCCAATGCAGGGGCGTGTTGGAGGCGAGGAACCGCCCACTCATCCGTTTCGCGAATCTGCACTTTCTCCGGGTTGACGAGGTCGGACCGAACTGCGTCTGCGAGTTCGGCTGACGGCAAATAGAGCGCCCAAGGCATTAAAGATTTCCGTGGTTTTGACAGCCCTGCCTTGTCGCATCGTACTGCGGTCGGGCTAGGTCGGCGCAAAACGCATAAAATGCCGTTTTAGTTCCCGCCTGCTTTTCGGCTTCGTTTATGAGCGGGCGAGCTGACGCTCATGGGGGAGCCCGCGGATGGCGGGCTCCACCTCACGCGTCAGAGCCTATACGTAAATGTCACTGCGTAGACGCTTCCGCTCAAATGCGGTCTGTCCAATAGCTCGGGTGCGCTTGGGGGAAGTGCCGCATGGCGCCCGTCGTGGCTTTGCCGGCGGACCATCATCCCCGTCCAGAGCCCGGAGCGCTAACAGGATGTCGCCAATTCTTATTTCAAATGTCGAGCCGGGAATTTGTCGCAGCCATGGCTTGCCCTCGACAGCAAATGCGTCAGACGCCCACGCGGCCAGGACACATCGCTTTTGGACTACGTCCAAGAAGGGGCTCGCGAGCACTTCTCGGGGATGGTTGAACGTGGCGGCGAGTAGAGAGTTTGCATGAATCTGTTCAATCGACATGGCAGGGTTTGTCATGTGGGCCTCCTAACTCCTTTCGTTTAAAGGCGAAAACGAATTTAGAGCGGAGTTATCTAACGTCAAGATCAGTTGGGCAATTTTTTAACGGGCCCACGCATAGGGCATGCGGCCATCGCTTATCAGCGAGCGTCCCTGCTTGGCGTCCTGTCCCCTACGCGTCCGGCCGGTGCGACGCTTGCGTTGCCATTGTCAGACGACGGAGGCGCAGCATTTGGGTTCACCATCACTCCGGTATTGGTGCTGCTCATAGACTTGGTCGCCGCCGCGCCGGCCGGCGACTGCCCATACGATTGCGAGCTTGATGAGGAGTTCGTCGTTGAAGGCGAGGGGACCGCCTTCCGATCGTTCGCGCCATTCTCGCGCGTAGTCGAATTTGCAATCCCCGCGTCAGGAGTGCCAGCGGTGCCATTCTGCGCCGATCCGGCGGGCGAGCTGCTGCTTCCTGTTCCCCCGCTGCCCGAGCCTCCAGCCCCTGCGGCACCGCCACCGCCACCGCCTCCGCTGCCACCGCCTCCACCGCCACCTCCGCCCTGGGCCCAGGCCGGGCTTGATGCCATGACAGCTGCTGCGACGATTACTGCTGTGATTTTGGTCCGCAT